AATCTTAACCCCTCATTAACAATCTTTAGGTATTTTAATAAACCACCCGCAAATCCTCCTGATGAGTTAATACGACTCTCTTTACTACGAATATTAGACATACATAATCCAATTCCTGCTGCGTCTGATGAATAAGTTGAGATATCATTAAATGTTTGTAATAAACCTTCTCTTGAATCTCCATTATTATATTTCAAAACGCAAGATGCTAATTGAGGTGTTTTAGTACCAGCATTAATCATGATTGGAGTTGCGGGAGAAATAAGTTGGTTTGATAATGAATTATAATATTCAACCGCCTCTTCAAAAGATTTAGTCACCCATAGAGCAACTCTCATATACATATGTTGAGGTCTTTCAATTACTTTACCTTCCGGAGTTTTTAACAAATACATTTCCTGTAATGATTTCCATGCAAAATAATCAAAATTATAATCATTCTCGTGATTTATTACAGAATCAATATTTTCAGGTCCATATTGTTCAATAGTTTCCATTAACTTATTGTTAATGATACCATCAACATGTAAAGTATGCATTGTATTACAAAAACTACTATCAGTCTCTTTATGATATGCCGAAATAGCAACAGACGATGCTAATCTTGAGTAATCATGGTGACTACCGGTATAAGACGCAGCAATCTCATAAACTAATTTATCTAATTCTTTTGTAGTAATAAATCCTTCAGTTGGAACTGAAGTAATTACCTTAATGAAAATTTCATCTGAATTAACATTTAATCCTTTTGCCGCTCGTTTAACTCTATTGTAAATTTTTTGAGGGTTAAATGAAACTTCATCTCCCCCTCTTTTTTTAATCTTTAATGACATCATATTATTTTTATTTTAGAAATCTTCCGTGAATGTTAGTGATTCTCCTAATTTAGCCTTTTGATACTCCATCGTTCTTGATTCAAAAAAATTACCTTTTGTCTCAACAGCGATTTGTTCCATGAACTTGAATGGTTGTTCAACATTAAAATGTTTTTTACACCCAAATTTAACTAATAATCCATCAGTAACAAACTCAAGATATTGTTTCATTAAATTTGAATTCATACCAATTAAAGATACTGGTAATGATTCTGTAATAAACTCTTTCTCAATTTCTAAAGCCGATAATAATATTTCTTTAATTCTTTTTTCCGTTGGTTTATTTTCAACATGATTATTAATTAAGTGAATCGCGAAATCACAATGTAAATTTTCATCTTTAAAAATAAGACTATTCGCATTACATAATCCTTGCATAATTCCTCTTGATTTCATCCAAAAGATAGAACAGAATGAACCTGAGAAGAAGATACCTTCAACCGCTGCGAATGCAACTAATCTTTCTTGGAAGGAAGCGTTTTCAATCCAATCAAGAGCCCATTTAGCCTTCTTTTGAACTGCCGGTAATCTATCAATTGCGTGGAAACACTCGTCCTTCTCTTTTTCATCAGACACATAAGTATCAATCAATAATGAATACATTAAAGAGTGAATGTTCTCCATCATAATTTGGAATCCGTAAAAGAATTTTGCTTCAGCATACTGAACTTCTTTTAAGAAATTTTCCGCCAAGTTTTCATTTACAATACCATCAGATGCCGCGAAGAATGCCAATATATTTTTAAGAAAGTATCTCTCATTATCTGATAGGTTCTCCCAATCTCTAATATCGTTAGATAAATCCACCTCTTCCGCAGTCCAAAACGCTGCTTGATGTTGTTTATAAAATTCCCATATATCATTATGTTCGATAGGAAAAATGACAAATCTGTCATTATTTGGTTCTAAAATTTTTTCTTTCATTTTTTTTTAATTTTGTTGTTGTTCTCTTTGTTTTCTCTTCTCTAATAATTCTTTAACTCTATCTCTTTTTCTGTCTTCTTGTTGTTCTTCAAACCCTAAGAATGTGACTGAACTTTCAGTATCAATCTCAAGTAATTCATTATTAAATTTACAATTTTCAAAAACAACTCCATCTTTTCCAAGACGAGATTTTGTAATGGCGATAGTCGCCAAATTCATTTCTTTTTGTGTTAATGTTTTTGCCACGGAAATAATGACATGTCCAACTTGAGCTTTTTTAATTGACCCACCCATTTGGTCAGTTGTTACTACCTCAGCAGATATTGAAGACCTATTACCTTGTGTTGCGGTCCATCCAACTAAATCAAGTTCGTGACACATTGCCTCAAATCCTCTCATTACCGAACCTTCAGCCTTCCATTCATCTCTACTACTTGATTCCGGTAAAATACAATCAATGTAATCAACTAAGACTAAATCAATTTTAATTCCATCCGCAATCATTTTTCTAACTTGACCTTTGATTTGATTCATTGTCATCGTATCTGACGCCATTTTTTTCAATATCAATCGGTTTTTCATTGTTTCTTTAATCTCTGTGATTTTAGACATTACATCTTCTTTGTGTAATACTAAATTATCAGGTTCAATACCGGTCCACATCGTAAAGTGTTTTCTTTGGATAATTTTTGGGTTGTCTTCAAAAAATATTTGTAATACATTGTATCCTAAATTAAATGCTGTGTTTGCAATTTTTGAGAGGATTGTAGTTTTACCAACACCAGTTGGTGCTAATATAACCCCAATCTCTCCTTTAGCTAAACCACCTTTTAATAGTTTATCAATCCCCGGAATACCCATTGGTATTGGATGACGGTAATCTTCATCTAAAACAGTATCTAAATTTTCAAATATATCTGTCTGACCTTTATCAATCTCTCCGACCTGTAATGCGTCCCTCATTAATCCTTCAACTTTGTCATATGATTCAAAGTCTCCCTGAGTAATAATTTTCTGAGCTTTGTCCATCGCCTTTTGAAGTTCTTGTTGTTTACAAAACTTTAAAGCTTTTTCCTGAACGAACATTGTCCCTTCAATTGGAGCGTCTTGAATTTGTTTGATTGTATCTAAAACAATTTTAGCGACCATTTCTTGTGAGATTTCGGACCTAACTATTTGTCCTAAAGTATCAAAATTAGGAGTAGATTCATATTTTTTATAATATTCTTTTGTCATCTGTAAAATGATTTTAAAATACTTGTTATCAAAATATACAGACTCTATAACATCCATTATAGATGATGAAAAATCTTTATCTACTATTATCTGATTTAGTAATTGTATTTGAAATGTGTTTCCTAAGTAATCGAAATTTTTATTCATAAATTGTTTTAAAGTTATCCTTGTATTATTAAATACTTACTTAGCCAAGTCAAGTTCCAAATAATTGTAACTTAATTTTTTATCTGAAAAAATGTCAGTCAATCCTCGAAGAGTTTCCTTTAAGAATGGTCTTACATCGACAGTATATCGAACTTTTGGTGGATAAAATTTTCCATCAAAAATTCTATGACAAATTGTCTGTTCACCTAATTTAATATAAATGTTAAACATTTCGGGTCCATCAGTGAACGATGTGTCCATAATTGTAGGGTCATGTATAATTGAATCTTGGTTATCCATCATATACGCCAATGTTTTCATTTTCAAGTATTCTTGCATTTCTCTTTTAAATTCGATAATGAATTCATATAACTCAATTGAGCTCTTCGCTTTTGAGTTATAACCCCGTACATTAAAGAATCTTTGAACTACGATATTATCATTTAATGACAATAAAAATTCCATCTTAGTACTTTCTTGTTCTCTCATAATTTTAGTTTTTGTTTGTGTTTCTTTTTTCTTTTCTTGTTAATTTCATAAATGGTCTTAGGAAGTTGACCCAAGCTTCATCGTTTTTTGGAAGATATTTGAAAAGACCATCTTCCATCATAAGTCTCATTAGATTTTTATACCCTCTATCTGTTGGGTCAATCGTGTCGGTAATAATTTGGTCTACTAATTCTTTTGCATTTTCTGTAATTAAGGGGTTAGATAAATCGACTATTTTTTTGTTTGTTAAGTAAAACTCTTCACCAAGTATACCATTTTTTGTTTTACCAATCAAAATATTTTCCAATACTTTTGATTTCTTTTCTTGCACGATATTTCCGGCATTAACTCGTATTTCGTCCATAGTGCATGGTTTAACCAGCATATCAGGGAATAATTTAACTAAAGTTTTTTCACCTAAACCTTCAATACCATTAATATTGTCAGAATTATCTCCTGTAAGAATCTTACAAGTTAAGACATTATAGTGGGGTATTTGAACTTTGTTAATCGTAATCAAATCACCCTGTTTAAAGTATTGTTTTGAGTTTGGTGAGTAAACGGATACTTTATCCGAGATAAGTTGCGTAAGGTCCTTATCTGATGAAAAAATGGTAATGTCTTCATCAATCGACATTTGACAATAATAAGCAATTAAGTCATCCGCTTCGTTATTAACCATCTCAACTTGTCTAACAAAGACTTC